ATATAAAACTGGTGATGTTGTTAGATACGGTGGTCATACATATGTTGCAACAACAGACGCACAAGGAATAGTTCCAACAACAACTGCAAATTGGGATTTATTAAATGAAGGATTTAATTGGAGGGATGATTGGACAGACGCAACTGATTATGCTCCAGGAGATGGTGTTAACTATGGTTCATCATCTTATAGATGTAAATTAGCTCACACTTCTTCTGCTGTTGCAGGAGACGCTAAACGACCAGATTACGATAGTGGTGGAGTTTATTGGGATTTACTTGCTGAAGGTGATACAAACGCAACTCTAACTACAAGAGGTGATATTTTAACAAGAGACGCAACTCAACGAGCTAGATTAGCTGTTGGTACTACTGGTTCATTATTAAAATCAGATGGTACAGATGTCGCTTGGGCAGTACCTGGAGTTACAACAGCTGTTTATTTTGTTGGCAAACACGGTGCTGATAACGATCCTGCTTCTGATTCAGGAAGAGGAACATCTTTAGAAAAACCTTGGTTAACAATTCAATACGCATTAACTTGGATGGCAGTAACAGGTAATATTGCTGCTGCTACAAACAAAATACTTTATGTTAAAACAGGAGAATATGAGGAGGCATTGCCACTTATAGTTCCTGCTAATACAGCTTTAATTGGTGACGCATTAAGAAGTACAAAAATTGCTCCTGCTTCAGGAAATTCAACTGCTTCAGGATTAACAAGTACACCTAACGCAAGAGCAGATATGCTTAGAGTTAGAAATGGAACTACGGTTAGAAACTTTACATTTTCAGGAATGCTTGGAACAAATGGAAGTGATGACTCTTTTGGAGTAGCACGACCAAATACTGCTGACGGTGCAAGTCGTTCAGGAGTATGTATTGCTTTAGATCCAGGTTCTGGAGTATCAGATACTTCCGTTCACATTACAGATAAAGAACCTTCTATAGAAAATTGTACACACATTGGTACTGGTTCTGTTGGAATTAAAGTTGATGGTTCATTACACAACGCTGGATTCATATCAATTTTTGCAAATGATTTTACACAAGTTAGTTCTGACGGTGTTGGAGTATGGACTTTATCAAACGCTGTAGCTGAATTAGATTCAGTATTCACTTATTACTGCCACCACGGCTATCTTGCTGATAGTGGTTCTTTAATTAGAGGTTTGAACTCAAACAACTCTTATGGAGAATATGGTTCAACAGCTGCTGGTATTGACGCTGCTGAAACAGCTTATACTGGTGCTGTAGATTTACAAAACAACGAGGCAATAGTTGGAAGAACATTAATTGCTGATGGTAAAATTGGAAGATTAGAAATGGAATATGCTGGGGAAGGTTATTCTTCTTCAACAATAACTATTGGTGGAAGTGGAACTTCTGCTGCTGTTACTGGAGATTTAAGTGATGGTGCTATAGAACATATTACGGTAAATACTACTGGCGCAACACAATTCTCATCTTCTTCTGCTTTAGATTTTAGATATGCACAAGGAGGAACTACAAGTACAATTATCCTTAATGCTAGTGATACACAAGCAGATGACTTTTATAATGGAATGAGAATTAACATTTATCAAGGTACTGGTTATGGTAGTACTGGAACGATAAGTGATTATGTTTCTTCTACAAAAACTGCTACGGTACAAAAAAATAATAGTAGTGCAGGATTTGATGTCTGGGTAAATTCTGGATTATCAGCTGCTACTACTTTTGATTCAAGTACTGGATATGAAATAGAACCAAAAGTTGCTATCTCTGGTGGAGGTTCTCCAAGTAGAGAAGCTCTAGTTAGAGCAGTTATAGTAGATGGATTACTTTCAAAAGTTTTAATTTTAGATGGTGGTGCTGGATATTCTTCTGCACCTACGGTTACATTAACAGACCCTAGTGCTGGAACGCTTGGTACTGCAACAGCAACAATCGGAGATGGAGTTATATCTCGTACAACGGTTGGTACTGCTGGTACAGGATACAAACAAGAAGACACAACTGCTACGGTTGCTGGAGATGGTTATGCTGAAATATCAAGTGAAGGAACTGCCTTTGTTAGAGTAGATGGATTATCTAAAGAACCTGCAGGTGGAGATGTAATAGAGTTTGCTGGAATATCTGGACAAGCTTATTATGTTGTTGGAGTTACAGGATATTCTGCTGGTGCTGGAACGGTTAGAGTTAGTCCTAAATTTACAACTTCTAATAAACCAACTAATAATGAAACAGCAACTTTAAGAAGTAATTACTCAAATATCAGATTAACTGGACACGACTTCCAAGATGTTGGTACTGGAGATAGTACAACAACTAATTATCCAGGTACACCAAGTCAATCTGCGGATTCAAATGATGAAATAATTGAAGTAGATAGAGGAAGAGTATTCTATTCTGCAACTGACCAAACTGGTAACTATAAAGTAAGTAACTTATTAAATGTTGACCAATCAACTGGTAAAGCAACATTAACTGCTGAAGACCTTGCACTTTCTGGATTACAAACATTAAGTTTGGGTTCAACTGCTCAAGGAAATTTTGGCGCTACAATTAACGAATTTAGTACTGACGGAACACTATCAGGTAATTCTGATACTGCTCTTGTAACTGAAAAAGGTATTAAAACTTATGTAGCTGAACGACTTGGAGGAGGACAAAACGATTTATCTGTTAATTCAATAACAGCTGGTAGTGTTTATACTTCAGGTGGAACAATAACAACAACAGGATTAAGTGGAACAGATGTAAACTTAACTATCGGAACACAAAACTCTGGTATAATTACTCTTGCTGCTCAATCACAAACAAGTATTACACCAACAACTGCAAACGACCTAGTTAATAAGTCATATGTTGACGCACAAGGAACACCAACATTACAAACACTTTCAATTGATGATATGGATTTAGCATTAAAAAGAAGAGTTATTACTAATGCTAATGAACTTGTACAGAAAGAAAGTGTGTTTTTTGATGGAACGGATGCGACTGAAGGGTTTGAATTTATTAACGGCACTATGCACATAAACATAGATAATGCTGGGGATTTGGTAATAGAAACAATATAAATAATATTAGAAATAGGAAATAAACAATGGCAACAACAAAAACTAGAATCGGTAACTTGTTTTTCAATTATCAAGGTGAATATTCAAGTACAAAGACCTATCATAAAGATGATGTTGTTATATACAACAACACAGATTGGATTTGTACTAAAAATTCATCAACAACTGGAACTGCACCAGTAGATAATCAACGAAGATATGTTAGATTGACTAAAGCTGTTTCTGCTGGAACAGGTGCAAACGCATATAAATGGGATGGTGAAGCAACTTGGCCGCAAGAAGAAGTACAATATAAAGTTGGCGATACATTGGTTTTATACCAAGATGGTGCCGACTTTGATGATAACCGAGTAGCATTTTCTAACTCTTCTTCAAATAAAGCTACAAATCTTTGGCATACAGATGTAACTTATTTACTAGATGGAAAAGCTGTAGGTGCTGGAACTGCTGTTGGAGATTATTTTAACGACACTACTTTCAACAATGCTGCTACTAGAGAAATAAGAATAGATATTACAAAAGAAACACCTAAAGAAATTTATGTGTTTAATTTTCAAAACGCTTCTGCTTTTTGGGGTCCTAAAATAGTTGTTGCTGACCATGCAATTTGGAAACCAATTAGACAATCATTTAATTGGAGAGGCGAACACGATAACACTAACGATACTGGTTCATATTTAACTTACTACACAAATGATATAGTTAAAGTATTTGTAGATGTAGATAATGATTATCTTCATTCTACAATGAACCAAGAGCATATTCAAAGAGTAAGAGCTACTTATATTTGTATAAGAGAACATACTTGTGATGGTACTAACAAATTTTTACCTTGGGACCAAGAAAAAGATACAGACGATTGGAAATATTGGGAAAGAGTTTCAGAAGAAATGCAATTTGATGATGAGGTTATTACCGATAGTGGTGCTGTTGCAACAATTACTAATGTATCAGCTGGTTCTCCAAGTAGACAACCAGGATATTATGAAAGTGTTAATTGTATTAATGTAACTGCTGCTGCTGAAAATTCAGGTGCAGGAAGAACTGGTGGATATAATACACCAATGTTTGATGTTGAAATAGAAGGATATCAATCTGCAAAAACTTGGACGGTTGAAAGTGGTGCTCATTACAAAAGAAAAAAAGGAATTTATAAAAATTTAACTCACACTTCTTCAACTGGTGGTGGTGGAAACTGCTATTGGGATTTTGAAGTAGACCAAGACGGTGAAGTTATTGTTTCAACACTTACTAAAAAACTTCTTAATGGTCAAATGGGTGGACTTGGATACGCTATAGACGAAGAATTAACTTTCGCTGACGCAGGTTTTGGTGGCGGTGGTGCTCCAGATGTTGTATTAAAAATATCTGCAATAGGAACTTGGGGTGCTTTACTTATTAAAGTATCTCCAGACCAAAGACACGGAAGACAAAGAAGTAAGTGGGACAACGACAATGACACTCCTTTAATGGGCGGTGAAAATAACGCTGTTTCTGACCAACTAAAATTTGATGGATATATATTTTATGCTTCTTCATCTCCAACCTTTGATGTTGCAAGTACACAGAAAAAAGCTAGAGGATATCAACATAGATATTCAGGTAATAGATTAGAGTGTATGAGTTTATGTAATACAAGTGGTCCACTTGGAGACGATAACAAATATTACAGATTGCCAGGACAATTCCAACAAGCGAATTGTGTTAACTGGCCTTGTTTCATAAATGGTCGTGGTGGAATTACAAGTTGGGGTTCAAACTCAACTGGACAAGCTGGACTTTATATAGATGGTGTACTATCAGGAGTTGGAATGACATTCCCATTCCTAGATTGGTATAGAAGTTCTGATAATGGAGGTTCTGGTATTCATACAACTCCAGATAAAGAAACGCCAAAAGCAATTCAATTAATATCTGGATATGAGTGTGGTATGGCATTATTTAATAATGGCGAAATATACCATTGGGGTTACGGAGGTCAAGGACAAAGTGGTGACGCTTCTACTACAAGCAGAAATTTTCCAGTTAGACCTGGTGGAACATACCAAGAAGTTTATGCTGCTGCTAATACTTCAACACATACATTAATGGAAACTAGAATAAATAGAATTTGGATGTCTAATTGGGGTGGAAACAATAATGTTAACTCTCATAGTTGCTATGCGTTAGATTCGGATGGCGAAATGTGGGCTTGGGGTTATAACAACTATGGTCAATTAGGAGATAATACAACAACTGATAAAACTAGACCACAAAAAATTTCAAAAAGTACTTATTTTAATAATAATAAAATTCTTGCTTTCTGGACTGCTGGTGCTCAACACGCTTTCTGTTATGCGCTTGATGACGAAGGAAAATTATATAGTTGGGGATACAATGGATATGGACAACTTGCAAACGGTAACACAACTAATCTCCATGTACCAACTGAAATAACAAGTCCTGTTTTTGATAATGTTGGAGCGTCAAGTATAGGTGGTATTAAAAAATTATTAATAGATTCTGAAGCTTCATATGGAAGAGTTGCTATTCTTACTGACAAAGGCCAAATATTTTGGACAGGAAGAAACGAATTTGGATGGGCGATGATGGGAAATACTACAGATGTTAGTACATTTACAAAAATGTCTAGTGGACCTGGATCCGGAAGTTATGGAACTTGTTCTAATATGTGGTTTACTGGAAATGGAAGATATGCTTCTTTCTATACAAAAGACCAAGTTGGTAATATTAAGTGTTGTGGATACAATGCTAACTATGAACTTGGTATAGGAAATTCAACTAACCAAACTTCGCCAGTAACACCTAAATGGCAGATTAATGGAACAACAGCAACTGATTTAGAAAACATTAAAGACATTGGTTGCAATAGTGAATATGGTAACGAATGGATGTGTAATGTTTGGGTATTAACTTATGACGGATTTATGTTTAATGTTGGAAGAAACAACTATGGATTAGGATGTCAAGGTTGGTCTTCTAGTTATAACGACAGACAATCTACAAATGGAATAGAAGAAACAGATGATTATTATTTCCAAATGCAAAGAATGCCTAATTTCGCACATGGCAGAATTGAAGATGTAAGAGGAAGAGGATATTACTCTAGTGATGGTAATAGATACCACTTTAGAGAAGTTAGAACTTTTGATAACAGGTACTTATTGTGGGGTTATGGTGGATCTTATATTATGGGACAAAATGATGGTGATTACCACTCAATGGCACAACCACCTGTGTTATGTTAATAAATATAATTAAGATAGGGAAAAATTAAAATGGCAAAAATAAATCTCGGAAGAATTAAATTACAATTCCAAGGGGAATACGATAGAGAACAACTATACAGAAGAGACGATATAGTATACCATTCTAACGCAATGTGGATACTAACAAATGAATATCTTGCTGATGGTTCAAGCGCATATGCTCCTGGAAGTAAAGTAGTTGGATATAATGTAAAAGAAAGAACTGGTGGTAACTGGTCGCAAGATCCAGATTACAACGGTGCTGACGCATTTAACTATACACAATATTGGACAGAAAACGAAAGAAAAGGCGAAAGACAAAGAACCGACCAAGATGGAAACCCTATCAAATATAATTCTACTTACGGTTCTAACGAAGAAGGCGCAAATGAACAATCTTGGAATCAAATAGATACAGCATTGGGAACGGTTGTTCGTCATCAAACTCACTTAATGGATGAATATGATTCTATGTTTAGAGAAACAGAAGATGATTATTCAGAAATGGATACTTACAATGGTTATGAACAAACTTATTTTAGATACCACTACAGACCAATAGATAATTCTTTTGAAGTACAGGTTTCTATTTCAGGTGGTGTAGCAGATTTTAAAATTGATAACAGACTAGGTTCTGATACTAAAGGTAGACAATTCGCTGGATATAGAAACTTTGAGTTTGTTAGAGAAGGTCATAGATACAATTTTATTCAACAAAAAAATTCAAACAAATACTATCCAATAGGATTTTCTTATACTGCTGATGGTATTCATAATGCAAATAATTTAGGTAAGTCATTAGGACAGGATCCTGATGGACCTTATTATGTAAAAGGAACAACTTCAACTGGTGATAGTGGTTTCTTTTCACCAATGTATAAAACAGAAGCTTCTGCTATCGCTGAAGATACAAGACGAGGTGGTGGTGGTGCTGCTCACAAATTAACTTTTGACCAAGGTGATGTACCTGGTTGGGAAACTCAATCAGTTGCTTTACAAGGTCATAAACACGCTGATGGCACACAAAGAAAAGATACGCAAGTTTCAGTATTAACAGACGCAAGTAATAACACTTATTTACAAGTTTCAAATTCTTGGAAAGGAACAACTACTGGTGGAGTTGCTTCTTCTGAAAGAAAAACGATTTATTTACATACTGGCGATACTACAGAACATCACGCACAAACAGGAACAACATATTCTTATGTTTATGTTGACGGTGCATTACAAGTTAATTCTAATATAACAGCTGTAGTAACACAAAGTAGAGACGATACAACAACTTTAAATGCTGGTGCTGGAAGACAAAGATTATTAATTAATGGAAAACCAGTTTATCAATTAGTTGCTGAAGCTTCTACCGTTGTTGTTGGTGGTATATCTGGTGATTATCAAGGAATAGATAAGACTGGAACTGGAACAACTACTGCATTGGGTTCAACTCCAACTTCTAACGAAGATAAGATTGAACTTTATATGCCGAAACTTACGGATTCAACAGAAAATACTGAAAGAACTTTTGAAGTTTCTGTATCAGGAAGTAAATTTCATATAGATGGTTCATTGGCAACTGCTGAAACGGTTAAATTAGAAGAAGGAAAAACTTATAAGTTTGACCAATCTGATTCAACTAACGCAGGACAAACATTAACTTTCTCAACAACTAGTGATGGAACACACGCTAGTGGTTCTGCATACACAACTGGAGTAACCCATTATGGTACTCCTGGAAGTGCTGGTGCTCATACAATAATTAAATTACAAGCTGGTGTAGCTAAACTTTATACTTACTCAGCTGAAACAGCTTCCTATGGATTCGCAACAGAAACTTATGATATGTCTGCAAATCTTGGTAAATCATATGCTCCTGGTAATCTACCAAAATGGAGAGGATATGGTAAAAACGGATGGGTTAAATATTACCTAGACGGATATCAAGTAGATGAAAATACTTACATTGAATGTTTCTTTAAATCGGATCAAGCAGATTACGATTATCAATACCCACAAGAAATGGATAATGGAAGATGGAAAGGTGGAAATCAATACAATTTCTTAAACAAAGGTGAGAGAACGGTTGAATTAACGGTTCCTTATCAAACAACTCAATCTGAAGCTGAAAAAACGGTTATCTATCCATTCTGTTTAGAACCAACTACTGCTACTAGAGCAACTACTGGTATGTACAATAGTTCTGGTTTCTCAATTGAGAAATCTTGGAGAGGTTTCAAACATTGGGACAAAATACAATCATCTTTAAGATTTAGAGGTGAATATTCTACTAACACACAATACAATTACAATGATGTTGTGTCTTACAAACCTTTCAAAAAATTAACAAATGAAAAATGGTATACACAAGGTACTGGATTATACAAAGCAATAAGAGATAGTAAAGGTAGACCACCTCAACACGGTCACCAAGAACCAACAAGGTCTCCTTTAATGACAAAATCTTCTGTTACTGCTGGAAAATTAACTGGATACGGTGAACACGAAAATAATAATACAACAGGAAAAAATTATCCTCCACATATTCAATCATATCATAATGCTTGGGAATCCTTTGCAGGTATGAATGCACAAGAACAATGTGCTGGAGTTTGGTTCCCGAATAGGGGTCCAATCGGATGGCCGTTTAAACATGGTCGGTCTGAATCTGCCAATACTTACAGAAACCATATGTACATAGATAAAAATGGTGCATTATGGACAATTGGGGAAGGTAGTTCAAGCAGCGATATGCACCACGCTAGGTCGTCTTCATACTTTAGAGAAGTATGTTTTAGATGGAGAGATTTTTACAATTCTGAAAGCAGAAACGAAGGTGGTTATAATAATAGACGAGGACCTAAATGGTCTCGTTATGACAGAATGAGAACACCTCGCTGTATACAGATTGAACAAGGATACGATTATACAACCGTTCTATTTGATAATGGTGAATTATTCCACGGTGGTTATGGTGGTCACGGTCAACAAGGTACTGGTTTTGATGGTAATCCTAATGTTCCTGTATCACCTGATGGTGTTGAAAATGTACACTTTATTAAAATCACTCATAATATTCAAAATGAAGATAGTACTCATACGATATGCTGTTTAACAGATGAAGGTGATGTATACACTTGGGGATTCAATAGTTATGGTGAAGTTGGTGATGGTAGAGCTACGCATACTTATGGACCTAAAAGAATTCCAAGAGAATGGTTTAATGACGAAAAAATTATAGACATTACTTGTCAAGGAACAGATGGTACTAGTTTTTATGCTAGAACTTCACAAGACAACATTTATGCTTGGGGATATAATAACATTGGTCAATTAGGAGATACAACAACCGTTAACAAATATAGACCAATATTACAGACAGGATTTAACGCTTCAGATAACGGCGGTATCGCTGTATGGCAAGCTAATTCAGGAACATCACACTCCTCTTTCCATATATTAGATGGAGATGGATACATTTGGAGTACAGGTTATAACAACTATAGTCATTTCTTTGATAATACAACAACTGATAGAAATACTATGACAAAAGCAGATATTGCTCCTGGTGGAGATATAGTTGACTTTTGGACAATGAGATACAATGGTTATCATACATCTTTTGTTAGATTGAAAAATGGAGAAACTTGGACTGCTGGATTCTCTGGAACTTATTACAATTCAGGTGATGGTGGACAAGGAACAAACACAGCTCCAGTTCAAGTAGATAAAATTAATAACTTGAAAGAAGTTGCACTTTGCAATACTTATTCTGACCAATGTAGAAGTTATTGGTTAACAGATAACGGTGAATTCTTTTGTCAAGGTAGGGATGTTTACGAATCTATGCCTAATCCTCTTGCTGGAGATAGTTGGAATGGTGAAGATGGAACATACAAACCATACCACGCTTATGTACCTGCAGGAACTAGAATAAGAACAATGTGTATTCAAGGTATTGACCAAGGTACTTCCTATTATGGATTACAACCTTGGGTAGGAACCGAAGACGGACAATGTTTACTTTGGGGATTTTCTAATGCTAATAACTTGGGACATCATGGACCTGCTACTTATTCAAATACAGGAAGACCTTTGATGTGGGGTGCTTGTAATGGAAGATAACATTAATAGTATAAATAGAAGTATTAACAAACAATAACGGAGAAAATAAAATGGCAAAAGTAATATATTCAATGACTGCTGGAATAGCGCAGGATGCTGATTATACTGCACCTGTAGGTGATACGCCAATTAGTTTAGGAGAAGTAGAAGGTAAAACTTATTTTTCTATAGATGATGGTAATACTACTATCACAACTGATGGCACAAACGCTTCAAAATATGGTGTGGCTGTAGTATCAGACGCTGATGAAAAAGTAAAAGTCAAAAATGCAAGTTCTCATGTAACACAAGGACTAAGCACTTTAGATAATGAGTTCCTTACAGGAAAAAGTATGATAGACCTTTTAGCAGATGTCGCTGACTCAACAGGAGCAACAACAACTGCAATAGCAAATCATAAAACAGCAAAAGCTACATTTTTAACAGATTTAGGATTTTAATTAATAAATTTAGAAAATAGGTAATAGTAAATGGCATTAGATATTAAAAATTTTAAAGTAACCTGGAAAGGCTCTTGGAAAGATAAAGAATCTTACGATAAAAATGATGTGGTTTATTGGAGAGGTAAAAGTTATAGATGTATAGAAGATACACCTACTCACTATACAATTTCTTCTGAAGCTCCACAAAATACTAATTCGTATGGTAATTATCAACCAACGCTAGTCAAAAGAAGTTACAGACCAGATAATAGAAGATATTGGACATTACTATTAGCAGGTAACGATAACATTGAAACTTGGCAATATTGGAGACAATATGAAAGAGGCGAAATGGTTAAAGTTGCTGACAAAATTTATCTATGTTTACAAAGAACAAGATATTGTAATACTTGGGTAGAAGAACACGATGGAAGACCATCAAAATATTGGACATTAATATATGTTAATGAAAACAAGTGGTGTACTAGAAACGAAGTTGTATCATTTAACAACCGTGCTCCGTTAGGTTGGAGATACAATATGGGAGTTTCACACACTGGTTGTGCTGACCAATCATATAGAACTGCTACAATATGCTCAGATGGTTCTGATATGTGGGTTGGTTCTTCTGACTCATCCCAATGTTCTGGATTAGGAGAAGGTACTGCTGGAAATGACGAACCTGCAAAACATATGTCAACAGGTTTCACATTTACAGATTGGATGGCTTCTACAGATAATCAAAATTGGAATATTAATGCGACTGGAAGGATGACAACTCCTGACGGTAAAGCACCAAGAGTAATACAAATAGCACATAATTATCAAAGAACAATGTGGTTAATGAATAATGGTGAAGTATATGCTGCTGGTAATAATGGAAATTACAATTTAGGAAATTCTGAAACTACAGATAGACCTTATGCTGTAAGATGTACTGCAACAGATACACAAGACTGGCAAGGAAATACAATTGGAAAAACTTTCAATCAAACTAGAATGGTTAAAGTTGGATTTTCAGACGAAGCAAAAGACCAAGGAACAACTTGTTCACAATACGCACTCGGTTCCGATGGTTCAGTATGGGTATGGGGATACAATAATGAAGGTCAACTTGGACTAGGTAATCCAGGAATTAATGCTCTTGCTGACGCTGTTGGCGGACCAACTTCAACTGCTTTCTATTCTGTAAACATACCAAGACCAGTAAGATTACCACAATCATATTTTGATGGACGAAGAATTGTAGATATGTGGGCTTCTGGTTCACAGAATGCTTATTGGCACGCTTTAGATGACACAGGACAATTATGGGCTTGGGGTCACAATATTTACGGTGAATTAGGATTAGGTAATAGAGTTGGATCTCATTACTATACGGTACCTTATAGAGTTGGAATTAACTGGAATAGATACGGTGGAATTAAATTATATAGAACTACTCACTCTAACGGTGACCAACACTCTACACACATTTTAGATGGTGAAGGATATATGTGGTTCACAGGTTATACGACTTCTGGTAACTGGCCAATTGGTTCTCCAGGATTAACAACAACTCATCACATTGGTTCATTTAGAAGAGAAGGTCACTTTATAAACGGTGATATAGATTTCTTCTGGTGCGGTGGCGATGAAGAAAAATGGTTGTATATAAGACAAAAATCAACAGGTATGTTATGGGTACACGATGGAAACTATGGAACTTATGGTGGTCGTGGACAATCAGTAGAAAACAACGCATACACTTATTTTTCTGGTGGACATCCAGGAAGCTTTATACATCAAAAAGGTCCTAAATGGGCTGTCAATGTATGTGATGTTGGACAAAATAGAGGTGATGGAACTTATACTTACTCTTTCCCAATGATACTTGATGACGAAGGATTAATATGGGGTGGTTCTCCATATAGTAATGAAGAACAAGGACTTGGTGGTCCGTCTTCAAATGAAGAACATTGGAATAATGGTGGTCGTAATGACACGCAAGGTGCTATGGAAGACAATGAAATGTTTAGAACAAGAAAAAGAATTGTATTCCAACCTTCAGGTGGTCATAGATGGACAGATTTATTCTATTCAGGAACTAGTTCTTCAAATATACCAAGAGCTATTAACCAAAGAGGTCAAGTATACTGGACTGGTTATGATGGAAGTACTTCAGTAACTCAACACTATGATTATTATAGTGAAGGTGCTGCTAGTAACCAAACACAATACTTCTTCCACTTGGGTCCTAGAGACTAATAAACAACAATATAAATAACTATATTATAGACCTGTTAACAGGTCACTATATAAAAAACTTGGAGTGAAAAATGAAAGACCTAGAAACCTTTATAGACAAGGCTCGTAAAGTATATGACGCCTTACCATTCATAGAAGAATATATAAACAACAAATTAATTAGAGAGGTAAAGGCAACTTTTCTCTATAATCAATCGTTGATTATATCATCAATAGAAAATCTTTGTAGTGAATATACTAAAGACTCTCCCGAAGTACTAATACAAAACAAATTAAACGAAGCTTGGAAACAAGAATGGCCTTATGAGGCTGATGATGTTAGTAAGCCTTGGGTACAACCATCAATGATGTATGCAACTCAAAATTGGGTTGAACATATAAATTCTATTAAAGACATACCACACAAAATAATTTCTCACCTATACGCTACTCATAGCGAGATACATAAACATCAAAAATCTTCTGTATTATATGAAAAGTTAGAAACAAAATTTAACGAATATTACAAAGACCATAAAGATGAAATGTTAGCTGAGATTAAAACATCTTGGGATTTTAAACAAAGTTTAGTATGGGATTTAGAAGCACATAAAGAATATATGGATGAAGTGTTACCTAGAATTAATCTATTTAAAGTTGGTGCAAAAGAAATAATGGAAGATAAGTCTGGTAAAAATGATATGTCTGCTGGTAATAGAGACGAAACAGAAGATATGAAAGTAAGAGCAGAATTAATGAAAAATGCGGTTACTATGAAAGAAATGAATATTGATGATTTACCAGAAGAATATAAAGAGTATGTTGAAGAAGATTTAAAACAAGAAGAACTAAAGAAAAAAGAAACAGATAAGAAATTTGAAGACGCTCCTAAAAGATGAAAACATTAAAGGAACTTACTTGGGAACATCATAAAGAAGCTGAAAGACAACATTTTGTAAAAACTCTTATGTCAGGTAAAATAAATCCAGAGATTTATGCTGTCTATCTTTTCAATCAACATCAATGTTATAATATAGTAGAATCATTAGCAATGTCAGAAGGTATCCTTGATGATATGCCTGAATTGCGAAGAGCAAAATTTATTAAAGCAGACTTTGATGAATTGTGGACATATAAATGGCAACCTGCAATGATGACTTCTACAAAGAAATATTTGGACCATTGTAATGAAAATTTAATGGATAATCCTGATAAGATAGCTGCTCACATTTATGTAAGACATATGGGAGATTTATCTGGTGGTCAAATGATAAAATCAAAAGTACCAGGTCAAGGAACATATTATAATTTTAATATTAGATATGTTGAAGGAAGAAGACAATTGTATAAAAATATTAAAGAATTAGAAGAAGCATTAAAAGTAAAAGTAAATAGTTATCAAAAATATTCAGACCAAAGTACTTTAACTGAAAATATTAATAGTGTTGTTTATGAAGCAAGAATGTGTTTTGGATTTGCAACAGAACTATTTAAGGATATGCAAAAATTTATAAAAGATAATGAAAAGAGGTTTGGCGATGGCTTACTATCAGCGAAATAGAATATGGGAAATGGTAGAAGGTGTAACTACACATATTCAAGCAATTTTTAAAAGAGAAGGTAAATGGATTGGTAAAGGAGTATGGAAAACACCAGAAGCAAGAAGATGTCAATTAAAGGTTGTTGACGAAAAAGAAACAAAAGGATTCTATATGCTTCATTGTTGTGTATTTCCAAAATATAATAGTCCTATTTACGGATTAAGTATATGTGCGACTACAAAAAGAGTTGATGTCTTCCACGATTTTACTCCAGTACAGAAAGACCACTCTATGGTTCCTTGGTTTGCTAAAGAAGTAAAGGGATATACACCATCTAAAGTAAGAGAGTTACCTGATTGGGCAACTAAAATTTATAGTCCTAATGTAATAGCTGCTACTAATATAACAAAAGAAAGCGAACTTATGAATGCTTTGAGTTTAGTAGAATGCAATCTAGGTGTTTACTTTACACTATTAAGAAGATATGATAAAGAAGTACAAAATACACAGGAAATAGAAGACACTCAAAATAGATATAAAGCAACGATTGAAGATAATGTCAAATGGATAACAAATGACTACCAATAAATTATAAATATAGCAGAAGATAAAAGGAAATAACTATGGCAACTCCAAATACGAGACAAACATTAATATCTTATGCTAAAAGAGCATTAGGACATCCTGTTATAGAGATAAATGTAGATGATGACCAACTAGATGATAGAGTAGATGAAGCAGTACAATACTATTCACAATATCACTATGATGGAATCAGAAGAACATATTTAAAATATCAGTATACTCAAGCAGACCAAAATAGAATTTTAGCAGATGGTACCGAAGGCGCAACAAAAAATTCTGTAACTAGTACCTGGAAAGAAGGTAATAATTATATTATAGTACCTGAAACCGTATTTGCGGTTACAAATATATTTCCTTTCTCAAACAAAGGTAATTTAAATCTATTTGATGTTAGATACCAATTAAGATTAAATGACCTATATGATTTCTCATCAACTTCTGTTGTTAACTATGACATAGTAATGAGACAACTAGATTTCCTAGACCATATATTGGTTGGTGAAAAACCATTAAGATTTAATCAACACGACAATAGATTATACATTGATATGGATTGGAAAAACGATTTACAAGTTGGTGAATATCTAGTTATAGATTGTTGGCGTAAATTAGATCCAGACACATATACAGATGTCTATAATGATATTTGGTTAAAACGATATGTAACTGCTTTATTTAAAAAACAATGGGGTTCTAACTTATCTAAATTCGCTGGGGTAGCAATGATAGGTGGAGTAACTTTAAAGGGTGAAGAAATTTACACTCAAGCATTATCCGATATAGAAAAGTTAGAGGAAGAAATGAAGAGTTTACAAGAACACCCAGCATTAATGATAGGATAAAAATCAAATGGCCGTTAATCATTATTTTCAAGGCGGCGATGGCATAGGTAGTCAAAGTGAGAAAAGATTAATAGAAGATTTAATCGTAGAAAATTTAAAAATCTATGGACACGCTGTTTATTATTTACCGAGAACTCTAGTTAATAGAGATTTAATTCTTGGTGAAGATTCTGCGTCTAGGTTTGATGAAAGTTATTTGGTTGAAATGTATTTTGAAACGGTTGAAGGTTTTGCTGGAGAACAAGAGATTATTTCTAAATTTGGAATGGAAATTAGAGACGATACAACTTTTGTTGTTGCAAAAAGAAGATACCAAGAACAAGTTGACGACTCAGCAAATTTAGTAGTAGATGGTAGACCTAATGAAGGTGATATAATTTACTATCCTTTAATGAACAAGTTTTTTGAAATTGCTTTCGTTGAAGACCAGGAACCTTTCTTTCAATTAGGAAGTTTACCTGTATACAAATTAAGATGTAAAACTTTTGAATACAGCTCAGAAGAATTTAATACTGGACATCCTGATATTGACCAAGCAGATGATAGAAAATCGCTTGATACAAGTTTACAATATCAGTTTAGACTTGAAGATGGTACACTAAACGAAACTTCTTATACTGGTATGTTACAATTAGAAACAGGAGACGCATATGGTAATCCACAATATATAATACAAGAAGAATATGATGATACTACAACTGATGGAGACGCCGCTACAGATATACAAACAAAATCTGCTTACGCTGATAATTTAGATTTAGATACAGCTGCTGGGTTTGATACTGCTACGGTTGCTGATGATATATTAGACTTTACAGAAACAAATCCATTTGGAGAGGTTAGATAATGTTCGGTACACATTTTTATAACGAAGGTATGAGAAGATTGACTATTGCGTTTGGTCAAATTTTTAATAATATTGTAGTACAAACTAAAGACGCAAATAATTCAGTTGTTAAAAGATTTACGGTGCCATTAGCATATGCACCAAAAGAAAAGTTTTTAGTTAGATTAAC